GGTGCAGTTATTGAGAGAAGATAGAGTAAGATGTAGTGGTACTGTCTGTTTCGATTTCTCTTTCTATTGAGATTGTTTCGATTGTCCCAGCTTCTCTGGTTGTAATCTGTAGATCCCAGTCCGCTGCGTTGTTTGTTGGTGCATAAGTTGCGTTGTCTGCTCCTATGCTGCCAGTCACAGTAATGTTTGTACCACTCCAAGACGAAGAAGCCGAACCTTTTATGTCGTGTTCTATCGTCTCTGTTATTGTTTGTTGTGTTGTTGTCGTTGACTGCATCGACCCTGTTGTAAACTGAGGCGTCACAGTGTTTGCTCTTGCTATTGCGGGTGACAACAATGCTAAGAGAAGAATCCATGTTTTCATTGTTTTGGTTTATTAGGTTCTTTCTTCTCGTTCTTCTTACCATTACCAGTAGACAAGCCAAACGTGGCTAGTGCACCCGTAAAAATCGAAGCGACGAACGTGATATCGCCTGCCGTAGCTGACTTTTTAACCATAGGTAGCTCGACATAACTTAATGTAATGATAAACCCTGACCAGATAACTACACCTAAACGCACTGCTGCACCTAATACTGCCATCTGTTCTTCATGGTCATCTACATTTTCTTTGAGCTTGGTAAAGATTCCTTTTTTTTCTGGCGGTTTTGTCTCCATTTATTTATCTTACCTTGTAGAAACTTTTGTACTTTTTTACGTATATTTTCGATTATAGGCTGTGTCAGCGTTGTAGCTGCTACAGCTGTAACCGCCGTTGTAACAGCAGTAACTATTACTTCTGGCGAAGGTTGAGGTACAGGCTGTTTTATAAACGGTATTTTTAGGGTAGGTGGTTCAACCTTTTCTTCAGTCTTGACGGGTTTAGCTTCTTGATCTCTAAGGTCGCTGGGTGGAACAACCATAGGAATATAGTAAGGTACGTCAGCTGTAGGTAAAGGAATGGATATAGTCTCTATCTGTTGCGTATCTGGCAACTTGATAGTAGGCAAGTCCATTATGGTTTAGGATACTTGTCCTTAATAGCTTTAATGTCTGCTTTCCAAGCATCAATGCCATTCCAATAGATTTTGTCGAGCTGATCTTGCCAAGATGGGTATTCAGCTGCTCTGCTTCTTTGATAAGCTTTAGCAGCATACGCATCGTCTATTACTTTGCGAGCTGCTGTTATTTTTGCGGAACTAAGTGATACTTGGTTTCCGTCTTTGTCAAATGCACCAGCACTGTCGTCTATTGTTACGACTTCGCTGTATGCACTGCGTATTGCTTCGTGATCTAATGCCATAATTGTTAAGTTGATATTTCGTAAAGGGTCATAGTGCTTATAGTTCTTCCTCTATAAATTTCAGTTGCATTAGTGTCACTTAAAACTTGGTTTAAGTAGACAGGGTAGCTTGACCCGCTTTCGCCGGCAGTTTGAAGTTTATAAGTTGTTGCACTTGTGGTTGCAGGGCTATCTAAAAAATTAAATTGATAACTACCACAATGGTTACTATTGTAAACATTACTTCCGTACATTCTAAAACTACATCTAGGTCTATTGCCTGCTGCGTCACCTAGACCAATAGCAGTACTTCCCCTCAGTATTCTTGCACCAATAGTCCCTGCGTCTTGATGTATAGCACCTACTCCAACCACTATTAATACTTTATTACTACTACTAGATGGTGTAATGCTACAGTTAAATCCGGGCATATCTGTAAAAGTGTTAGCATTAGCAGTATATGATTTTACATCAGATATAACTGTTTGAACGCATTGAATAATTCCACCATTAGCACCACTAGCCAGTCCACCAACTGGGACTATTGAATTTACTTTTATTTGACTCATAATTAGCTAGGCTCCGTTGGAAAAGTAATAGATGACATATCTAAATTACCATCTGAATTAAGTTTAGGTGATGCACTTGCTGGCAAATCCCGCAAACTTTGACGATATGTTTTCCAATCATCTGAAAGTGTTAAATCAGAACTAGCTCTCCAATCACAAGCTGCCAATCTTTCATTTCTTTCTTGTCTTAATAATTTCATAGGTTCTAAATTATTTAACCTTGTAACTTCAGCATCTATTTCGCTTTCTGTAGGTGCTGAACCAGAATCCAACCAAGTTAATCCAGAATAATCTGTACCTATCCAACTAAACTCTGCACTCGGTTTTAAGGACATTAATGCATTTACTCTTGTATTTATCATGCTGCTATCTCCATTACTGTAATAACACTTTTACTACTGTTTTGGTTGTATATTACTTGATTGCTATTACTACTACTAAGAACCCTTATTTGAACTTTATATGTTGTACTGCTTGTAGTTGAAGGGGAATCAAGATAAACTTCAGTATGGTTTTGATTATAAAAAACTCTGTTACTGTTAGACTTACCAGCTTCCATAACAAAAGCATAAGGATATTCTATTAGTTCAGTTGAACCTCTAACAAGTCTTGCATTACCGTTAGTCTCGACGTGCGAAGCGAAACATTGAACATTAACAGTTGCCATTATTAAAACTTTGTTACTGCTACTACTTGGAGTAATTGAGACACTTAATGAGCCAGCATCAACATAACTTGTGCTTGTTATACTTTGATTGGCTGTAGAATCTACAGTTGAAACTGCTTGTAAAACTTTACCAAAAGGAAAAGCTGAACCATCAGTTTCAGTTATAGCATTAACTTTTAACGTACTCATGCTGACACCTCCATTGCTGTTAAAGTTGAAATACCAGCGTAATTTTGTGCTTGGTTATTTCCGTCTTGTCCTCTGTTTAAATACCATGTATAACCTTCAGTGCTTACATAAACATTATAAGTTTGTGCAGAAGTTGAACCGGGAGAGTCCATAGCATATATAGGAACAGTAATTAATGGGCCAGTACCACTATTTATTGATCCTGACATTGTAGGTGTTCTACTTCCTATTGTTCCTGTATGTTGATACCCAGTTAAACGTGTTGATCCATTTCTTATTTCAAAACCGCAGTGTACGTTGTTTCCACTGTTTGTTCCGACAATGACTGCATGAAGTAAAATTTTGCTTGAGGTACTTAATGGTGTAAGACTGACACTTAAACCAGTTATTGCATTATAATTTCCTGTACTTACAGCAGTACTAAAATCATCAGTTTTGACTGTCTGTTTTATTTGAATTATACCACCGCCACCGCCGGTAGGAACACCGGCAATAGGGATGATACTATTTACTTTTATTTGACTCATAATATTTATACGATTGTTAGGGTTTCACCGGAGCCAACTGTAACGGTGACGCCGCTTGCGATTGTTATAGGGCCTGCCGCCATTGCGTTGCGACCATTGGTAATTGTGTAATCAGCTGAAACTGTTGTATTGTTTTCGTAGAACACACCGCCTTGAGTTACTGCACTAGCAGATGCTTCAAGACTTATACCGGGTATTCTAAACTTGTCAACACTTGAGTTACCTATAGTTACTTCATTCGATACAGTATTTGTACTAGGCCATGCTTGGTATCCAATGAGAGTTAGGTTAGAACCTGTGGTTACATCGGTTGAACCAGCACTACCACCGCTTCCAGAATATCCAGTATCAGATCCAATAAGAGTGTTATTAGACCCAGTAGAAACTTTATATCCAGCTCTGTAACCCATTGTTACGTTATAGTTGCCTGTAACGCCGGGGTTACTTGCTTGAAGGGAAAAAGTACCTACAGCTGTGTTATAGTCGCCAGTAGTTACACCGCTTCCAGCCATCATACCTAGACCGGTATTACCCCAAGGACTACTAGAAGAAGAACTTGACATGTTTTGTAAAGCCTCAGCACCGAAAGCTGAGTTATACCTACCATATTGATTACCACGTCCAGCTCTGTAACCCATATAGGTACAGGAACGAGCGTTTTGACCGCTTTGCCCAGCATCATATCCAAAGTAACTATTGAACATATCAGTAGTTACATTTAACGCATCTTCGCCAGCACCTGTTCCAGCATAAGTATTATATTGAGCATCTTCTTTTGTTACACCACCGCCAGCTTCAGCAAACCCAGCTTCACCGTTAGAATCAACTGTTAGTACGTGACCATTAGTTGGTGTACCACCGTTGTCTTTTAGAGTAAAGTTAATACCGGGTATTCTAAACTTGGTAGTGCTGTTCTTACCTATAGTTATCTCATTATCTACCGTTGCGGAACTTGCACTCGATCCATTTCCAATAACAATATTATTAGTTCCAGTTGTTATATTACTTCCAGCTTCATTACCAATACAAGTATTCCCTGCTCCAGTTGTTATTTCTTTACCAGCACCCTGACCTACACCTACATTACTACCTCCAGTAGTAAGCTTTAATAACGCTGATGCTCCTACTGCTACAGCATTTTCACAAGTAGTACCATCAGCTAAAGCATCTTGACCAACTGCTGTGTTTAAAAATCCAGTTGATAAGTCATAACCAGCTTTTTTTCCAATACAAGTATTTTGGTTTGCAGTTGTTGCATTTTGCATAGCACCCATACCTACCGCAGTGTTAGACGCTCCAGTAGTCAATGAATACAAAGCATTACTTCCAACTGCAACAGAATCATTAGCTGATGTAGCTTGCTTCATTGCTTGATGTCCAACAGCTACGTTAGCGTTGCTAACACTTGCTTGTAAAGCTCCCCAACCTACTGCTGTGTTATAACCTTCAGTAGTAGTTGTAAATAAGGCTTTATAACCAACAGCAGTAGAACGAGGTGCAGTAGTAGCTTGAGCTAAAGCATACGAACCAATAGCAGTATTTTCACTTACTGTAGTAAGTGCCTCACCAGCAAAAAATCCAATAGCTGTATTATTACTACCAGTTGTAACATTTTTTAAAGCATCTCCACCGACAGCTGTATTATTATCTCCAGTAGTTACATCTTTACCAGCTGAATAGCCGAATACAGTATTTCTTGTTCCACCAGAAGTAATAGATTGACCAGCATAAGTACCACCAACAGTGTTTTCGTCAGAGTCACTATCTACACCAGCAGCTGCCGCAGCCCATCCACATTCTCCACTAGAGTCTGCTGTTAACACATAACCATTAACAGGACTGGTATCTTTTACGATAAAGTTAATACCGGGTACTCTAAATTTGGTAATATCTGTGTTACCTATAGTAACTTCGTTATTAAGTGAGCTAGTACCACTTGGAGCTGCTTGATATCCTATTATAATATTATTACTTCCACTCGAAAGTGTCTCACCGGCGTTCATACCTATGAAGGTATTGTTATTTGAACCAGTTATAGCTGCACCAGCACCTTTACCTACAGCAGTATTTCTTGCTCCACCAGTAACAGAATCTAATGCTCCATAACCTAAAGCTGCGTTATTTGCACCATCAGTAACAGCAGTTAGAGCTGTTGATCCAACCGCAGTATTACGATACCCAGTTGTTGAAGCGTATAAAGAGTTATATCCAACAGCAACGTTGTCCGCACCAGTTGTCTGATTATATAAAGCTTTGGAACCAGTAGCAGTATTTTTAGCACCAGTTGTTATTGCAGCACCAGCTTCATAACCAACAGCAGTACAGTCAGCAGCACTTGTAAGTACTCCTAAAGCTGAAGTTCCTACAGCAGTAAAGTTATCTGCATTATTAGCACTTCTCCCTGCTCTCCAACCTACGGCAACGGAACCATGACTAGCATCTGAATATAAAGCTTGATATCCAATAGCAACAGACTTGTTTTTAAAAGTACTACCATATAGTGCCTGTGCACCAATAGCTACTGTACTTTCCGCTGTAGTTGTTGAATTACCAGCTTGATAACCAATATGGGTATGTAGTTCACCACTAGTAATTGCAGTACCAGCATCTTTACCAAAGGTAGTATTTTTTTCTCCACTTGTTATTGAATCACCGGCATTAGTACCAGCTGAAGTATTATGACTTGAATCACTTGTTACACCAGCACTTATTTCAGCCCATGTAAGGCCACCTGTATTACCAGACTGTGCTGTCAATACATAGCCATTAGTAGGTGAGTTAGATACCTTTAGGTTTGCTTCGTCTACTACGTTGTCTGCAATAGTTAAAGCTGTAGATCCTGTAACTTCTCCCGAGTGAGTTGCGTTAGATGTTATACCACTAACTGTTGAGTTAAGTGCAGCAATATCTACACCGTCAACTGTTCCTGATACTGTGATGTTACCTGTTACGTCAAGCCCACCGTTAGCATCTAAATTACCTGTTATATCTACAGTTCCGTCAGAAGCAAGTGTAATCCTATTTGAGTTATTAGTCTCGTCTTTTACTACAAACTCACCACTGTTAACGATTATAGAATAATCAGAGTTATCATTTGAATCAATAAATGAAAATTTAGGAATAATAGCTTGTATTGTTTGATCGCCATTATAAGTGTTAGCACCTGTACCCGCTAAGTTACCTGTTGCTGTTACACCACCTTGCCAAGCTGAACCGTTATATACTTTTAGCTCGTTAGCTGAAGTATTAAAGTACAAGTCTCCGGCAGCTAGTGAGTTACCACCACCATCTGTTGATGGATTAGAGGATGCTATTTGATATGTATTAGCAAAGTTGTTGACATTACCAATATTACTTGCAGTTGTGTTTACATTAGCTATAGAACCAGCAACTGTACTGATGTTACTGTTAGCACCAGCTACTGTTGTAACGTTAGCATTATTTCCAGCAACTGTAGTTACATTACCAGATATGCCTGCAACTGTTGTTACATTACTTGAGTTGTTAGCTACAGTAGTTATGTTACTTGAAATATCTGCAAGTGTATCCATGTCAGATACGATTGCTGAAGTACCCAAGGTATTCATGTCAGCTACTGCATCAGCTGTACCTAATCTACCTATCTCTGTTGCTTTACCAGCTACAACACCTATGTCTGTCGCATCAGCTGCAACAGCAGTAACGTCAGATGAAATACCAGCTACAGTTGTAACATTAGATGCTACACCAGCCACGGTTGTAACGTTGCCAGATATATTAGCTACTGTATTAAGGTTAGTCTGATTACCAGCTACTGTGTTTATATTTGTAGTGTTAGCTCCAGCCGCAGCAATGTTAGTTGCGTTTGCAGCTACAGTAGATACCTCAGTTGCCTTTGGTACTAGCCTATGAAATGCGTATGTGTGCAGTGTAGATGTTGTCTCTACAATGACACCAAAGCCTGCTGTAAGGACTGTAGATCCACAGCCTGTAATAGTTACAGTACTAGATCCAGCACCGTTTGAAATGGTAACTGTACCACCACTTGGGGTACGTGTACTTCCGATAGCCTTGATAGATACAAGAGTACCAGCTCCATTATTTACATCAGGGTTAGCTGAAGGAAAAGCAGTTTCGCTTGCTATTGGTACAAAACCACCTACGTCATCAACAAGGTCTATAATCCTGTCGTTGATAGCTGCGGTTGTAGCAATAGTTGTATCGTTATCTGGAAATGTGTCACCATCTTTGATAGTATCTCCAGTGCTTATGTTAAAGTATCTAGCGTCAGATTGAGTCTGTGTGTAATACCTACCATCAAGGGTACCTGTTGCTATCTCGCTATTAGTTAACTTGTCAGACTGTAGTAGTGTTTTGATTTGACTAGCTGTCTGGTCAGCTGTAGCTCCAGCTTCGATAGCATTTAGTTTGCTGTGATCTGCGTCTGTAAATACATTACTGTCAGATGCAGCCTCTACAGCAGCTCTGATTTCTGCATCAGTCTGGTCAGCAGTAGCATTAGCTTCTATAGCGTTTAACTTGCTATGGTCAGCATCAGTAAATACATTACTATCTGACGCAGCTTCCACGGCTGCTCTAATTTCTGCATTTGTCTGATCTGCTGTAGCTCCAGTTTCAATACCATCTAACTTATCGTGATGAGCAGCAGTCATTAGACCAGCAGCAGTACTATTTGCTTGATGTAGTGTTGCATTAGTTCCATCACTACTTACAATAGTATTTTCTGTTGTTGTTGTAGTAAGAGAAAGGTTTGTTGTTACGTTTGTGACCTTAGCATTGTTAGCTGTTATATCAGATACAATCGAGTTAGCTAGTTTATCTGTAGTAACTGCGTCGTTAGCTATGTGTGCTGTATTAATACTACCATCTGTGTAGTGTTCTGAGTCAATAGCATTATCAGCTATCTTTCCACCAACTATAGCATCGTTAGCTATCTTAGCTGTAGTAACTTGTAAGTCATCTATATGTACAGTATCTATACTACCGTCTACATAGTGCTCTGAGTTAATTGCATTGTCTGCAATCTTGTCACTATTAATTGCATCGTTAGCTATTTTAGCATTAGTAACTGCTGCATTAGCTATAGTTAAAGCTACAGAACCAGTAACGTCACCTGTGTGAGTTTGGTTTGTAGTCTTAGCTGTGTTAGCTGTTATCTCAGCATTGATAGAGTTAGCTAACTTGTCAGTTGTAACAGCGTCATCTGCAATTTTAGCTGTAGTTACATTAGCATCAGTAATTTTAGCAGTTGTAACTGAGTTGTTAGCTAATTTAGCAGCACTTATAACTCCATCTTTTATGTCAGTTGCTAATATTGTTTGATTCTGTTCTTCTTGTGCAGCATATAATAACTGCTCATGGTTAGCGTTTAGATCGCCTGCTTTAACTGCCGACCCTGCTGTGTAAGTTGCCTTAGCAGAATCTACATCTGTATCACGATAGATACGTATTTGGGCTGGACTGGATGGGATATTACCGGAAGTAAATACTATGTTACCACCACCGGTTGTTGTATAGCTAGTTATATTATAGTGATTACCTGATGTTTTTAAAACACCATCTACATCAACTTTAATATCAGCTTCTTGAATGGAAGGGAAAGAAAACGATTTAGTTGCGTTTCCATCCCCAGTATAATCTACGAATGTTGTTGCCATTATTTATAAATGTTGAGGAGGTTACGAGTTTCTTGTTTTTTAGTTAGTTTTCTAACTCTCTTCTGTCTTAACTCTTCCATTAATGTGATAGCTTCTGGATTATTTCTTAGTTGTGCCCAAGCTTTTTTACGAGCTCGATCAAATAATCTGCCTATCATAATATTATGGTAGTAGTCTCTTGCATCATACTGGTCTCGTAAACCAGCTTTAATGTCAGCGTACATCTTTTCCATAGATGCTATAATTTTTGGATCTACAGCTAGCTTATCTAACTCACGTTCTAGATTTTGCATACCTATATAGCGTTGAAACTCAGATCTAACTCTAGGAGCATCTGTTAAGTTTGTGCTATCAGGTGCATAATATGTAGACATACGTAAATCATAGCCACTGTCAAATAAAAAATTACGACCAACACTCTGGTCTAAATTAAGGCTAATAGGACTAACTGCATTATATGCACGAGTTAAGAAGTCCCAATCTTTGATGGGCTGACCATTAAGCATATCATACTTTATAGGTAGCTCTTTTACACCGGGTACTTGTTCAGTCATTAAGTTACGGTTACGGATTGATTGATCAATACCAGATCCTATTTCACGCATATATGGTGTAAATAGTTTACCTAGTTCGTTACGTAAACCGGCCATAGGTACAACATTGTTACCTAATCCAGCTACAATTCTGTCAAATTGTCCGGGTCTACCAGCAAATAAGTCAACAAATGACTGTATACCAGCAAGATAAGACTTACTTGTAATAGCTTGTGCTACAACTAAAGATATTTTCTGTAGTTCAGTTTCTGTCCATTCTTCACCCATCAGTTCGCTTGCATCACCTACGTCAGCTATAGTAGACATAATCAGGTTAAATGGTTCAAAGTTGTCATAACCAACACGTACAGCACCTAGCTTTATAGTTCTTGGCTCCCACTTACCATCTATCCACATCTGTCTTTTCTGTCTGTCAACTGGTCCGTTGCCGTTTAGATCTCCACGCATCCATGCCTGTGTAGCCATAAATACTACAGCAGAGCCTATTGCCAATCTACCTGTTTGCAAAGCTTTAGCATTAGCTAGCTCTTCAGCTGTTGTAATACCATACTTTGCTACCATATCTAAATTAGCATTAGTAGCTAAAGCAATATCATTAAACTCTTTGACTAGAAAGTTAAAACCCGGTGTATACTTCCCCGTTAAAGCAAGTCCGTTTACACCTGTTCTAGCAAACAGAAAGAATGGTTTAGCAAGTGGTGTAGATGTAAATACATCGTTCAAACCTTTTGCAAAGCCTGTAAGTTCTTGTGTAAGAGTAACTTCTTTACGTGCAAACTGTGTTGCTTCGTCTGCTAGACTACCATCAGAATTAAATACTTGTGAATAGAAATCATCTTGGTATGCCTGCATTAACTTCTTAGTAATTTTAGGAGTCTGTATTCCATTACCTTGTAAGTCTAAAACTCTACGCATAGACTTTTCACGCATTTTAGCACGACCAAGTATGTATGCAAATGCGTCGTCAGTCGCTGCCATAATCTTTGTAGAATATGTTAGGAAATTAGCATCGTTCATTTTACGTGCCATGTTAGCAATACGAAATGCAGCTACATCTCCAGCATTAGCTCTTCCACTGTCTTCTGCCCATCTACGTATTAGCTCCCAGTTTTGATCGCCACGACTAAACTCAGAGAATCTAGTTTTAATTGTAGCTAAATCACCTTTCCAATAAGAATTAAGTTTAGTTCTAAATATTGTAAAGGATTCTGGTATAGCTTCTATCATACCATTAACAGCAGCTAGGCTTGCTCGTACTGTAGATGCGTCACCATCAAATGGATAACGTATTGCAGCACCTAAAGCTGTAGATAAAGGACGTAAGAATGTAGCACTAGCTGTACCCATAATAGCACGAGCTGGTGTTTTAGGTCCAGATAATACACTGTTAGTCATTACACCTTCTAGTTCTCGTATTAGAGCACCAGTACGGTCAACGTCATTTTTACTTAATTTACCACCTTTAATAACTCTTCTAGCCCAGTTGTCAAAATCATCAAGAGTATTTACATCATCCATCATAGAAAATGCTTCTATCATAGCGTTCATTAAATCTTCATCTTGATTATCTTTTGTAATCTTAAGTATCGACATAATCGACTCTTTAGAATCTGCTATTGATTGCTGAACAGCATCTTCTATAGCTACAGTTCTTTGCTTACCAGCTTTTAAGTTTCTAAAAGAATCAGATTTTACAAATCTAGCTTTCTTAGTTTGGTATAAA